AAACAAACTGTTCAGGATGGTGTAGAGGTTGGAGTACAACCACAAAACCTTTCTTTCGGTAGACCACCCATATGTATTTTAAGAATAGGTGATTTCTTTCATACTAAGGTTGCAATAAATTCATTATCTATTGCATATGATGGACCACAATGGGATATTAATCCTGAGGGTATAGGTGTACAACCTATGGTTGCTACAGTTCAATTGAGTATTGATTATATTGGCGGACATTCATTAGTTGGACCAATTAATAGGTTACAAAACGCAGTTTCATTTAACTATTATGCAAATACAGAAATGTATGATGTACGTTCAGACACAATTAAAGATGGAAAAATACAGGACGGTATTAAGTTGGGTCAACTTAAAGAACAATTAATTGGGAAGAATACGGTTCAGACTATATATGGTAGTTTAAAAACACAAGATACTATCGATCAAGTTAAACAGGATGAAAAAAATAATGACACTGATCAAGTTGAATCAGATAACCCAATAGAAATAGTGGTGGAAGGTGATAATATCATTGCAAAAACAAGAGGTGGTAAGTTACCAAGTGAAACAAACCCAACTGACAAAGAAGGCAGTGCTAACGATAAAAATGAATTAAATTTAAAAATAAAAGTAGGTAGTCAAGAAGAAGAGTATATTGAGAACAGTGCAACAATAAGTAAACCAACCACACTTTTTACTAAATTAGTAACATCTACAGAAATTGCATCTTTTGATAACATCATAACTACTAAGGAAAGTGAATTGACAACTGCTAAGGTAAATTTTGAAAATGATAAAAATCAAACAACTAAAAAAGCCTTACAAGATGCTGAGAATAATTTAAAATTTGCTAAACGAGATAAAGAAATAGGTTTAAAGGGTAAGGAAACCAAAATTAAGGTAGTGGCGTACTTTACAAAAAATAAAGGTAAAACAAAAGTCCAAAAAGACTTTACAGTTACAGCAAAAGGGATAAATTAATACTATGGGAAAAGAATATTATGATAGATATCAGAGTTTCAAGTTTGATGGTAAATATTTACCATTACCTTATATAATATTACCACCTAAAAGTAGTGATAAATCTGTGGTATATAGTACTCTAACATCACGTTTAGATAAATTAAGTCAAAAATATTATGATAACCCATATCATGGTTGGTTAATTTTATTGGCAAACCCACAATTCGGTGGTGTAGAAGAAAATATCCCTGATAAAGAAATAATAAGAATACCTTTTCCTTTGAGAGATAGTTTACAACAATACATTGATCAAGTAAATAGATATATGACACTGTATGTCCAAAAACAATAAGATATGGATGTAAATAATGTTCAAGAAATAGGTTCTAATAATAGTACCAACAATAATAAAAAAGGTAGTGTCTTTGTGGTTGACCCAAATCCGCCAGGTATGGACATAGTACCACCTGAAGATTTATTTATTTATGTTAAATTTTCTGCGTATCCTAGAAGTAGAACCACATATGGGGGTAATACTTTGGCTGGTGATCCAATTATATTTAATAGTGGTGTTGTAGATGAGGTTAATTTTATATCTACAAAAATAAGTTACAATGATGCAGGTAAATTAGATCCTTCATTACAAAAAAGTTACGCAACTACTGAATGGACACAAATTGGAGGTTTAAATAATTCAGAAACTAGAAGTGCGGGAGTATTAGAAGGTTTTGGGATTAAATCTATTGATATTAAATATAATGCCAGTTTAGTACCTGTAGTAGACATTACATTTACAGATGTAAGAGGTGGGGCATTATTTGATGTAATAGAAGATAATGATAGATTATCACCTTATAGTATATTTTTTAAAATGCCTTACCCAGTTTTCAGACTTTCGGTAAAAGGGTATTTTGGACAAAAAGTAGATTATTGTTTACATATGGTTAATTGGACATCTAATTTTGACGGTTCAACAGGTAATTTCGATATTAGTGCAAATTTCTTAGGATTTCAACAAGCCTTTCTTAATGATATGGTTATCGGAAACATTATTGGTGTGGTTAACACTGAACAGGGGTTTGCGAATTTAAATAGAATATTTGATGAAAGAATTAAACAATCTAACGGTGGATTTTCGGCAACCGTAACTAATACTGATGGGTTAAATATCAGAAAGATTGATGATTTTATGACTAAAATTGGTAAATTACAGGTAGAAACTGAAGTAATAAAAACAGATTCTAACAGTTTCCAATTCTTAAAAGATTTAAACGGTAAATTAAATTTATTAAAAACAATAAAAAATTTTATCGGACCTAGTATAAGTAAAGAACCAAACAATAACAATAACGGTAGTATAGAAAATAACGTAACAGATAGTAAACCATTTATTTTATTAGAAAATAATAAAAATGTTATTGAAACATCAACCATTAAAGATGATGAACTTAAAGTTAAAATTAATTATTTTTCTATAAGAGACTACATTGTTTTCAATTCCGTTAATAGAGGGGCATTTAAATCATACATAACTACATTAAGTGATATTATAAAAAAATATCAGGAATATTTATCATCGGACAAACGAACTGAATATAAGCCTACAAATACATTATCTGAATTAAAAGAAAAAAATCAGAAAAAGACAGAAAAAATTTCTGGTACAGAAAATAAGGCAAATGCAAAAGATCAAGAATTAATTAATTCTTTTCCTAATATTTTAGACGAAAACGCATGGGAAGATTATATTGTGTCGCCCACTAAAGATACAAGTGGAAAAATATCTGCAAAAACATATGAGTCTATTTTAGATTTATTTTATTTAAGTGGTGGAACTAATAATCTATTTTTGAGAAACAGTTATGATGGTGATACTTCAGGAAAAAATAACTCTTTTAATATTGAATTATTTAAAAAATTGGTGACTGACGGAACCTTCTACTCACCTACGATGAATAAAAATACACAAGTTTTAGTGGCGGATTTGAGAAAACAAAGGGAATTAGTGGAATATTCTATAATTGAACTTGAAGAAATTATTAAAATACAAAAAGAAGTAGTACAATCTGAAATTAACGAACAACTATTAAAAAACTTTAAAGATAAATTTGGTTTTAAACCAACAATTGATAATTGTTTCGAAATAATTGCTAATAATACACAGGCAATGATTGAAACAATTTACGATATAAGTTCTGAATCGGAACAAAAAAGTAAGGCAAATAGTAGAAGTTCAATACTTAGTAGATATGAAACCGACATACCAACAGGAATTAATAGTGCGGCTTGGCCTTCAGTATATCAAAAAAATAATAATGGTAGTTCAGAAGAAATATACATTGGAGAAGTCAGTGGAATAAACCCAAATGATTTTCCTGAATGGAAATTTACTGAAGATGTTTTTGAAATTTTAGTTTCAAAAAGAAAAACACTAGAAGAAGTAACTAAAGCAACCACACTAAAAAATGGATTAGATACTGATAATTGGTTCCCTATAAATCCTATTGACTATAAAACAAATCCTTGGTTGAAGATTAATACATTAAATGATGTTAATGTAATAAAGGAAGAACTCATTGAAAAATTTGTGACTAGATCAGTAGTTTTAGATAATTACTCTTTATTTGATAAAAGAACTGGTTTAGGATCGATACAAGATTACTCAAAATTCGATGCTATTGCGGCTAATAGGACAATATATTCAAAAAATGTTAGAGACATTGTATCAAATATATTAGTTGATATGGATAGGGATAGTAGTATATATGAAAACACTGAATTTTGGAAAAATAATATTATTAATGATAACGGTTTAGTTATATTAAAAGAAGAAAATACCCTACCCAAAATTGATGGATTTAATTTAAGTGGTAATTATAATTCACAGGCAGAATATGTTCTTTTTGATGTTAATGATATTTTAAACAATTCTAAAAATTTATTTAAAGAAATTAGAGAGGATAGTTTATATGGTAATTTAATAGATGAAAAATCTGCAAATGAGATAAACGTAATTGAAAAAGATCCTTTATTTTATAAAAACTTTTATAGTAAATCTAATAATTTAACTACATATAATTCTTTTAATGTTTGGGATATAGATGTCTGTAAAAACCTACTTAAAAGTAGTGGTGATATATTAGGGGATTTAAATAAAACAATATTAGAAGACTATAACCCATCTGGAGGTACATACGGAAGTAAATATATAAACATAACTAATTTAGAAACAATTGGTAGCGTTGACTATGATGACTTAATGATACCAAGTGATTTATATAAAAATCAAAGTAGTAATTATTCGAGAGCCTTACTTTTGTTATCAACATTCCCCTTTAGAGATTTTAATGAAGGATTTTTAAAATCAGTTTTCCCAAAAGACAATTATAATGGTGCTAGAATTGTAAATATACCTAAAATGTATTTATATTTTATTGGTAGTATATTATGGAGGTACGAACAATCTACAGATCCATTAAATTTCGGAACATTCAATAACAAAGATTATTCACAATTTTTAACACCAAAGGATGAATATCTTTCTAAAATTGGTTACAACAGTAAGAAAAAATCCATAGAAGAAAATTTAAAGAAATTACCTATATCTACAAAAACTACATTAATAAATATTTTTAAGAATTGGGTAGATAATCAAAATTTTAACAACACATTTAATGGTACGTTTGAAAAAAATGTAAATACATTAGTAACACCATTAAATAATATTAGCGGTAACACTAATGATGTTAATTCGGCAAAATCATATATGTTAAGTGTACTTAAACAAACAACTAATATGATTATTTTAAAACCAAATATATTTGATAGTCAACAAGTACCTACCGCACTTAAAGTATCTAATAATAGTATTGTCGCCTACATAAAAAGTTTTAAAGATTCTTTTGTAAAACAAGAAGAGACAAATAGTAATGGTAGTAGTAATAATGTAGAAGAAATAAAACAAAGTGATAATAAAAGTACTAACAAAATAAAATTACAACTTTATAACTATTTTAAAAATATTAACAGTAAATGGGTTGGATCAGATAGGAAAGGTTTTAACATATGTGGTGGAAACTCAGAAACACCCCTTATAGAATATTTTAAATTTATAGATAGGGGTTGGAATGATATTGGTGATAAGGCAACTTTTAACCTAAAAAGTTTTCTTACATTGGGTAGTAATTTTGACACTAGTGTATACTTCTTTATGTCTAAATTATTAAGAGACAGTAACTTCCTATTTCAAATTTTACCAACATATATTAATTATAAAAGTAGAACTGAAGTTGCTAAAATATTTAAACCGCAAACTACTTTAGAAAATAATGATTCATCTGGACCAATATTTTGTTGTATATATATTGGTGGAGCTTCACAGGCATTAGATATACAAGAAAGAAATAATAATTTTTTCTCTAATGATGGGTATAGTTTTAAAGAGGGGGAAACACCTTCAGATATTATTGAAAACGGAGATAGTTCTTTAGTGGCGTTTAAAGTAGCATTTGGTGCGCAAAATCAAACAGTATTTAAAAACGTATCACTATCCCAACAAGAACATAGAGAAACGGGAGAATATTTTAAAGCATTATCAGATTTGGTGGATAAAAGAGGGGGTACTCAGAAAACTTACGTTGGTACTGACTTATTAAGACTTTTCAAAACTAGGTCTTATACTTGTAAAGTAGACTCTATGGGATGTATGAATATACAACCTTTAATGTATTTTGATTTACAAAATGTACCTTTCTTTAATGGTGCATATCTTATAACTAGTGTCAGTCATAATATTACCCCAAACCAAATGTCTACTAATTTTGAGGGTGTTAGACAATCTAAATTTATTTCACCACCTACAGAAGAAATCACTGCAGATTTAGATATAGATTTAAATGAAATTAGTGATGTACCTAAAATAGAGTATAGTAATTTAACAACAGTTTCTGGTTTTGGTGTAAGAGAATCTATAGAACCAAATGATTTATTTGATTTTGAAACCAACTTTACTGGACCTTCAGGTTTAAGTAATTTTAGAAATTTAGGAGTTACTACATATACTGACGCAGAATTAACTAATTTAATTAGTTCTTTGACTAAGGAGTTTAATGATAATAAAATTATCACTAATACAGAAGTAACTATGTTATTATCTGCAATGTTGGCAAACTCAAACAATTTTGTAAATAAAGAAATGTCGTGGGATGACCCAAATAGAGAAGAACACTCAGTTAAATTCCCTTCTTCGGACCCCGCTTCTGGACAAACAAGATATTATACCTATAAAGAGGGTGATGGGATATTGGGATCAACACCAACCGCAACAAGTGGTTTAGATATTGATAAAGCATATTTAATTGCTGGAAATGAAACTTTGAATGAGTTTAAGGAAAATGACAATATAGAGGCTGCGAAAAAAGAAAATCAGGAGAAAAGAAAAACTTTAAACCCTTCAATACCTGAAGACGCTGCAAAAATAAAAGTTTTAAATAAAGAACTTGAAGACTTAGAAAAAAGAGATAAAGAACAAATTACATCTACTAAGTATTATAATATTTTTGAAGGAGATGCCTACAGATTTAGACCTAGAGGTTTCCTTTATATTGTGGGTAGAAAACAATATTACCAAATATATGAAGAGTTTAATAAAAGTGGTGAAATTGCGATAAGAAGTCCATATGAGTTAAGTAGTACCGACAACGCAGCAATTCAAGCGTCTATTGCTCAATGGAAATTTTATAAGGGTAAAGATTCGAATACACCTTATTTTTATACATCACAAAAAGGTAATGGTACTTTGGCAACATTTAAAAAATGTATTGACACATCCCACCAATTTTCACCACCAACAGTAGATAAATCAATAGAAACTTTCCAAAATGTACTCACAATCTTTGTTGGGTCAGACAAACAACCTCTAATAGATTACTTTAGACCAGCCTAAAACTTAACTTTTTAAAAAAAAATCACTATATTTGTAATATGAATATAGGTAATATTGTTTCAAACACAAAGATTGAAATTGAAAATTTTAAAATTTGCGAAAGTTTAGAGTGTGTTAATGAAGAACTGCCAACACTGATAATTGGGCGTAAATTATCTAAAGAAATTTTAGGTGATAATATCTCAATAATTCATAAAAAAATAAGTAACAAGTTATATTGGACATTTGATAAAACAGAAAGAAAATCTGAATTTGAGACTGATTTAGAACAATTTAAAGAATATTGTTTTGATTCTTTTGGTGAAAACATCCCATATGTTTATTTAGATATAATTCATGGAAGTAGAAAAGTTAATTATAGAATAATAAAAAAAATATTATCCCTTAAAACACCTTTTACATACTTCTCTGAAAATGATATGGTATACATATATGGTGAAAATATAATATTTGGGGTTGATTTAAACGTTTTAAATTATTTTGAAGGGAAAAAACAAAAAATTACTGAGAGAGTAAAAAGTATAAATGGTAATACTTTGGTAGATTATACGATATTTAATAAATGTAAGGATTTAATATATAAATTAAAAAATAAAAACAGATTTGTCCCTTACATTTATGGAAATGGAGTCGAGCGGTAAAAACATAACATTAGCATCTTTTGTTTATCAAGATAAATTAGAAAGTTTTAAAAATTATCTTTATAAAAGATTTGGAATTAAAGAAAAAAACATATTTCAATATAACTTTGAAGAGTTAAATAAAAAAATTTTAACTTTTATGGTTAGAGTTGAACAAGATCAGAAAGTTGAGACTTCATCATTTTTCCCACCAACAATAATTGTCCACAAAAAAGGGGAGTGTTTTTATACAATCAATGCATTAAATAAGTTGATAGAAAAAATTAGTGAACACGAAGTCGGTAATATAGATTATAAGAATGTAATAATAAATTGGGATGATTATCAGAATAAAATGATAATTGTTAAAAACGATGAATTAAAAATTATCGACATAAAAAAACATTTTTCTTAATATTAGAATATTTATATAATAAAAGTATTATGGAAACAAATAGAGATACTAAAAAAAATGACAATTTAGAAAAATCATTAAATGATTTTTTAAATGATAATACCACCAAAAAAGAAGAGTGTGTTGGTGAAGAATGTCTTATTAATGATGGAAAAGAAATAGTGGAAAGAGTTAATAAGATATATAAAACTAATGACGGTAGACAATTATTAATGTGATATGAACAAAAAAGTACTTTCTGAGGAATTAAAAAGATATAGACAATTATTGGAGTACACATTCTATGTACCTGAAAATGAAAAAGATGAAAATGGTAATCTTCTTACAGATGATCAGTATATAACGGAACAAGATCCCGCTGGTGAAGCAGAAGATGATCCTTTTATGGCGGTAGGTGGTGACGAAACTACCCCTGAGACTGGTGGAGAAACCACACCTGAGGCTGGTGGAGAAGCAACTGACACCGATCCATTGGCAGATGATGCGGAAGTAGAAGATGTGGACGCAGATGAAACTGATACGGCTACACCTGAAACTCCTACGGCTAGTACAGAAACTGGTGAAGAATCTGTTGAAATAGATGTGACTGATATTGTAGACAAAACTGAAGAGACTAAATCTTCTGTAGAAGGTATGAGTAGTAAAATGGACGAATTGTTGGGTAAATTATCTGAATTAGAAAGTCAAGTTTCTGGAATGGACAATGTAATCAACAAAATCGATGAGTTAGAAAAAGAAATCGAAAAGAGAAACCCAACACCAGTTGAAAGATTAGAAATGAGATCAATGGATTCTTTTCCATATAGTATTAAGTTAACTGACTTTTGGAAAGACAAAGAAGGTTATGAGGCAACTGAAGAAAACGAAGAAGAATTTGTACTTAAACAAAGTGATGTTGACAACTATAATGAAAAAGACATTAGAAACTCGTTCCAATTCAGTAAAACCGAAGAAAAATAACTAAAAACCCCGATTTTTATTGACTTTTTAGGAATTCGTTAGTATAATTGTATATAATTTAAAATTTTTATACAATGAGTAATACTTTAGATGCAATTCTGTCTCAGTACGAAAAAAATACTGAGCCAGCGAAAAGTGGTAAAAAACTCTCTAACGAAGACAGACTGAAAAAGTACTTCAGTGAGAAACTACCTAAAGGGGTAAAATCCCACACAAAAACATTCCGTATCTTACCTAAGAAAGACGGTAGTTCCCCATTTACGGAGGTTTACTATCACGAAAAATTAGTTAATGGTAATTGGGATAAAATTTATTGTAACCATTTGAATGATGGTGAACACTGTCCATTATGTGAAGCGAAAGATGCTTTATATGAAGATGGTTCGGAAAAGGCTAAAAAATTAGCAAAAGACTTTATTCCTCGAAAATTCTATGTAGTAAAAGGTATTGATAGAGAGAATGAAGATCACGGAGTTAAATTTTGGAGATTTAAACACAAATATACTGGTGACGGTATTATGGATAAAATTATCCCATTGTTTAAATTGAAGGGTGATATCACCGATCCTAGAGAAGGTAGAGATATTATCATCACAACAGGTAGAAACGACAAAAATTTTAGTGTTGTGAACTCTATTATGGCAGATGATTCTAGTATCCTTACTAAGGATAAAGAAAAGGCTAATGATTGGTTTAATAACGATGAAACACATAGAGATGTTTATTCTAAAAAATCACAAGAATATTTAGAAATCGTTGCGACTAATAAAACACCTATTTGGGATTCAGAACAGAAAAAGTTTGTGGCTGAAGAAGATAGAGAAGAAAAAGAAACTGCGTCTTTATCAGAAGAAATTAATATGATGAGAACTGAAACATCTAAGTCGTTTGAAAATGACTATGATGATAATGATGAAACAGATTCTTTTGATGTTACATCTTTAGATAGTGATGATGATGAATTACCGTTTTAATAAATAATATGGCGAAACAACCACTTAAGAAAAAAGCATCTGATTTTTCGTCTATAAGAAAGAAGTTTTCCTCTAGTGAGAAGTACAAAGAACAAAGGTACTTTGATCTAGGGGAAGCCTTTCAAAAGGCAACAGGACTACCAGGTCCTGCTATGGGTCAGATTAATATGCTTCTAGGTCATTCAGACACTGGAAAAACAACTGCACTTTTACAGACGGCAGTAGACGCACAAAAGAAAAAAATACTACCTGTATTCATTATTACAGAACAAAAATTTAGTTTTGAACACGCCAAACAAATGGGTTTAGAAACTGAGTATATTGAAGAAGTTGATGAATCTACAGGTGAAGTTTCCGCATTTTGGGATGGATTCTTACTATATAAATTAGGTTTCGATTATATCGAACAAGCGTTTGATTATGTTACCGAAGTATTAGACGCACAGAAGAATGGTGAAATTCCATATGATATTGTATTCTTATGGGATTCTATTGGTACCATACCTTGTCAAATGAGTTTTGATGGAAAAGGAGGAAACCAACACACCGCAAGAGTAATATCTGAAAAATGGGGTATGGGATTGGCACAAAGAATAACATCCTCAAGAAAGGAAAGTTATCCGTATACCAATACTATGGTATTTGTAAACCAACCTTGGGTGGCATTACCCGATAACCCATTTGGACAACCAACAATTGCCCCAAAAGGTGGTAATTCGATTTATCTATCATGTGCATTAGTATTTTTGTTTGGAAATCAAAAGAGTTCTGGCGTATCTAAACTTTCTGCCACTAATAAAGGTAGAAAAGTTAATTTCGCAATTAGAACTAAGGTGGGTATCCATAAGAACCATATGAATGGTTTAGGTTACGCAGATAACAAAATACTTGCAACCACACACGGTTTCATTGAAGATGATAAAAAAGAAATCGACAAATACAAATCTGATAACAAAGATTATTGGGCTGAGGTATTTGGCGGTGTATTAGATGACACATCTTTTGATGTAGTAGAAGACAACGTAATTGAGTCTCCTGTAGATTACTCTGACGATTGATTGTTAAACCTACAATAAAGAATGTGTGAAATTCCCAGATAAAAAGAAAAAATTTAAAAAGACACTTGTTGTTGATGGTGACTCGTTGATTAAAACTGCTTATCATGGGGCTAAAGATCTTTATTATAAAGACACCCATATAGGCGGTATTTTTCAATTCTTAACTATGGTTAGGAAAATGATGAATGAATATAAATTCGATAGAGTCTATGTTTTCTGGGATGGACAATTCAGTGGTAGATTGAGATATGATATCTACAAAGAATATAAGTCTAATAGAGATAAGGATTTCTATGTAGAACAACCACCATCAGATTTAGAACTATACCTTCAAAAAGAGAGAGTAATTTCTTATTGTGAAGAACTATTCATTAGACAATATAGGGACGATATAACAGAAGCCGATGATTGCATCGGTTATTACGTCCAAAATATGTCAGAAGATGAGAAAGTTGTTATAATGAGTAATGATAGAGATCTATGTCAATTAATAAGCGATAGAGTTGGTGTATATGTATTAAATTTAAAGAAAATAATTACACAGGATAATTATTTAACATATTTTAACCATCACCCATCTAACTTAAAATTAATAAAAATCATTACTGGTGATACTAGTGATAATATAAAAGGTATACAAGGTATCAGTGAAAAAACTTTAATTAATTTTTTTCCTGAAATTAAGGAAAAAACTTTGACTTTAGAATATATTTTCAGTAAAATTGAAACTATACAAAACGAAAGAAAAAGTAGGTTGAAATCACTTGATAATATACTTAATAAAGTTACTAAAGGTTCACAGAAAGATATGATTTTTGAAATCAATGAAAAAATTATAAACCTAAAAAAACCATTATTAACCGAAACAACTAAATCAGAGTTAGATAACATTTTTAATACCTCTATTGATCCTGAAGGTAGAGAAGTAAAAAATGTTATTAAAATGATGATAGAGGATGGGTTGATGATGGCGATTCCAGGTGGTAGTGATGGTTACATCAATTTTTTACAACCATTCTTACCAATAATAAAAAAAGAAAAAAGTTATTTTAATCAAATTTATGTTTAAAGAAATGAAAAAAAGTTATCAAAGTTATCCGTATGAATTCTTATTTATGATTAACGGAAACACAATTGTGGGAAGAAATTTTAATATTAGAAATTTCAATAGAGAATCTCTCTCATCATATGAATTAAAAGAGACAATAGACAGTGTAGTAGATGTTATTAGAGAACATTTTAAGAATAATACATATGATTATATGGAAAAGTATTCTAATTTCTATACTACGGCAGAAGAAAATGATAAGGTTAGTATATATGACAATGAAGACTACTTCACCCTTCAATTAAAAGTTAAGGATAGAGTCGTATGTGAAAGGATTTTCAGTGGTAATGATTACCCACCAAATGTAAGATACGATGTGGATATAAGAAAAATTATTCCTAAAATCATCGATTATTTACAACAGGGGTTAAGTATGGAAAATTATACTAAAAATTATTGCGGTTATAACCTAGATGGCATATTTATTAATAACTAAAATCAGAAATAAGAATGGCGAAAAATGAGAGTATTAACTTAGGCTATTTAGGCTATAGTTTTCAAGTAAAATTAGTAAAACAATTAGTTGAAGATCATAAATTTTCAGAAAGCATCATTTCAATAGTTGACCCCAACTATTTTGATAATGAATATATGAGACTAATTGTGGCTAGTTTGAAAGATTACTATGAAAAGTATGAAACAATACCTTCTTATGAAACTATCTTTAATCTAATTAAAACACAAGTCCGTAGAGAAATAGCAAGAGAATCGGCAGTTGAATTAATTAAAGAGGTGAAAGAATCTGATAATAGAGACTGTTTACACACACAAGATGTTGCCATTAAGTTCTGCAAACAACAAGAACTTAAGAAGGCTACTCAAAAAATCCAAAAAATATTAGATAATGGAGATTTTGATAGATATGAAGAGTGTGAGGAATTAGTAAAACAGGCTATATCAGTTGGTACAGAGAAGGATGAAGGTGTTGATATATTTCATGCCATTGAAGATGTGCTATCGGAAGATTTTAGAAACCCTATTGCAACAGGTTTAACTGGAATTGATAATCTTATGGGTGGAGGATTATCTAAGGGTGAATTAGGTGTTATTTTAGCAGCATTTGGTGTTGGTAAAACAACTATTATGACTAGAATGGCAAACACTGCGTATTTGACGGGTAAAAACGTTGTACAGATATTTTTTGAAGACAACGTTAAAGTTATCCAAAGAAAACACTTTACTTGTTTCACTGGTATCGGATTAAGCGATTTAGGTGATAGAAGTGAAGAAGTGAAAGAAGCCTTACCAAGATTTCAAAACTTAGAAAATAATTTAATTTTGAAAAAGATGTCTAGTGATGGAACAACAATTCCACATATTAAACAATATCTTAGAAAATTAATTTCTTCTGGTATTAAACCTGATATCGTTTTTTTAGATTACATTGACTGTGTACAACCAACTAAACAGTTTAAAGACGAATTTAGTGGTGAAGGAAATGTAATGAGACAATTTGAAACTATGTTATCTGAACTAGATATCGCTGGATGGACTGCAGTACAAGGTAACCGTAGTTCTATTGGTGCAGATTTAGTGGAGGCTAACATGATGGGTGGTTCTATTAAAAAGGGACAGATAGGTCACTTTATTTTATCCGTAGCAAAAACATTGGATCAAAAAGAAGAAGGTAGGGCTACATTAGCAGTTCTTAAATCTAGATTTGGTAAAGATGGTGTTGTTTTCGAAGATATAGTTTTTGATAATGGTACTTTAGTTATTGATACTAGTGAAAGTAATGACGTTACACTTTTAGAACACGGAAAAGGTTTGAAAAAGAAAGACTCTGATTTCATCGCTAGTACGATACAAAAGAAAAGAGGTACACCAATGAATAATAACTGATTTATAAATTAATAAAAATAAATGGTTTATAAAATAAGTCATTATGGAAACAAACACCCTAATAAATAATAAAAAAAATAAAATATAAAATGGAGTTATCAAACAAGATTCTATCAGACATTACGGTATATATGAAATATGCCAAATATCTCCCCACAGAAAATAGAAGAGAAACGTGGGAAGAATTAGTTACAAGAAACAAAGAAATGCATCAAAAAAAATATCCTCACATTAAAGATGAAATTGAGAATGTTTATACATTGGTGTACGACAAAAAAATATTACCATCAATGAGAAGTTTACAATTTGGTGGTAAACCGATAGAAATATCACCAAATAGAGTTTATAACTGTGCATACTTACCTATTGATCATGTTGACGCATTTTCAGAAACAATGTTCTTACTTTTAGGTGGGACAGGTGTAGGATTCTCAGTACAGAAACATCACGTTGAGGCTTTACCTGATATTAAAAAACCAAACCCTAATAGAAACAGAAGATATTTAATCGGAGATTCTATTGAAGGATGGGCAGATGCAATTAAGATGTTAGTTGAATCTTATTTTGGTATTAAGTCATCAACACCTATTTTTGATTTTTCAGATATTAGACATAAAGGTGCATTGTTAGTAACATCAGGTGGTAAAGCGCCAGGACCACAACCATTAAAAGATTGTATTCATAACATTAAAAAAGTATTAGATGCTAAATCTGATGGTGAAAAACTATCACCTATTGAAGTTCACGATATAGTTTGTCATATTGCAGACGCAGTATTGGCGGGTGGTATTAGAAGAGCGGCATTAATTAGTTTATTTAGTGCAGATGACAATGAAATGATTTCTTGTAAATCAGGTAATTGGTGGGAATTAAATCCACAAAGAGGTAGAGCGAATAATTCGGCAGTATTACTTAGACATAAAATCACAAAAGAATTTTTCTTAGATTTATGGAAAAGAATTGAACTGTCGGGAGCAGGTGAACCAGGAATTTATTTATCAAACGATAAAGATTGGGGGACTAATCCTTGTTGTGAGATTGGTTTGAGACCATACCAATTCTGTAATTTGTGTGAGGTTAATGCTTCAGATATTGAATCACAAGAAGACTTTGAAAAAAGAGTGAGAGGTGCGGCATTTATCGGAACATTACAGGCAGGATATACTGACTTCCATTATCTAAGAGATGTGTGGAAAAGAACTACAGAAAAAGATGCATTAATTGGTGTAGGAATGACAGGTATTGGATCTGGAGTAGTTTTAGGATATGATATGAAGTTGGCTGCTAAGGCAGTTAAAGAAGAGAACGAAAGAGTTGCAAAATTAATTGGTATTAATAATGCGGCGAGAACTACTACGGTTAAACCTTCAGGGACATCATCGTTAGTATTAGGTACATCTTCTGGTATTCATGCGTGGCATAACGATTACTATGTGAGAAGAATAAGAGTAGGTAAGAATGAGGCAATTTATTCATATTTATCCACCAATCACCCTGAATTAGTAGAGGATGAAATATTTAGACCACATGATACGGCAGTTATTTCTATTCCACAAAAATCACCTGAGGGATCAATATTAAGATACGAATCATCTTTTGATTTATTGGAAAGAGTTAAAAAGGTATCACAGGAATGGATTAAACCAGGACATAGAGGTGGACAAAACAGTCACAATGTATCTGCAACAATATCTTTAAAAGAAGATGAATGGGAATACGCTGGTGAGTGGATGTGGGAAAACAGAAAATTCTATAATGGTTTATCAGTATTACCATATAATGGTGGAACATACCAACAGGCACCTTTTGAGGACTGTGATGTAGAAACTTATGAAAAGATGATGAAGTCTTTGAGTAATGTTGACTTATCTAAAGTCATTGAATTACAAGATAATACTAATCTTTCTGGTGAGGCAGCTTGCGGAGGGGGAGCTTGTGAAATAGTATAATTATGAATGTAGGTGCATCTAAGGATTGGATACAACAATTATATGTAAGGGAATTTGGACCTAAACTACAACCTAATGAGTTCTATTATAATAATCAAGGTAGAATGGTAATGACTGAAGAACATCATAAACGAAGGGGAAGTTGTTGTGGAAATGGTTGTTTACATTGTCCATACGAACCTAAACATATAAAAGGTACTAAAACTTTAAAATAAAAAAAAGTCGGAGAAATCCGACTTTTATTTTTTATATAAAAAAGAAATCATTTCTTTATCCTTTTCAGTGAATTCTATACTATGACTTTTAAGGATGGTATTTTTCTCATTATCTTGATGATCAAATCCCAACATATGAAACATCTCATGTCTAATTGTTATGGGTGTACAATGATGTTTATTACACTCAACAATATCAATATGAATTTTACTTTTTACAATTCTATCATCTACATGTGATGTATATGTTATACCAGTACAATTTTTAATATCTTTCTCACTCCATTTAAATAATTTAATGAATTCATCGTCAGTTATAAAATAAATCACACTATTAGATGATTCAATAGT